ATTTTTATGTTACCATTTGGGCATGAAATCAACTAGATCAGCTATTACAGGACTCACTGTTAATGAAGAAAACTTTGCTCAGTATTTAGCAAAAGGTTATGATAATCCTACTGCTTACACTAAGGCCTTTGGTGCTCAGACCTGTACTCGTAAGAGTTTAATGGAAAAAGCTCTTAGACTTGCGAAAAAGAACAAAGTTTGCAATTATATAGAGCAATTAAGAGCAGAGACTCGTGCTCGTGGAGCTATTGATAGAGATGAGATCGTTGATTGGTTGAAGCAGCTTGCTGAAGTAGGAATGGAGAGAACTCAGATCGTACAGGTGAAGAGGCGAAAAGAAGATGGTGGAATGGTTGAAGTTGAAGAAGAGCGATGGCTTGAGAAACACATAGATGCTTCATCTGCTAACTCAGCCATAGACAAACTGATCAAGATCGGTGGACTCTATGCTGCTGAGAAGATTGAGACTGAGCATAAAGTCAAAGGTAAGTTTATTTTGAACTTAAAACAGAGAACAGATGAGACTGCCTAATGTCAAAACCTGAGTTCTCTATGTATGAGCCGCAGCCAGATGATATGATCTATAATCCATCTCCTACAGTAAATAACTTCTTACAAGACTTCACATTTGTAACTCTTATCATCGGTGCTATTGGATCAGGTAAAACTCTTGGCAGCATCATGAAGTGGTACTATCTCATCCACCTGCAAGAGCCAGATAAGAACGGATGGAAAAGAACTCGTACAGTTGTGATCCGTAACACTACAGTGGAGCTTAAAGATACTACGATCAAGAGTTTTGTGGAGTGGTTTGGTGATGATCTTGTTATGAATTGGAGTAACCTCTCAGCAGTCTATGAAGATGAAGAGGATAAAGTCCATGCTGAGATCCTATTTCGTGCACTAGATAAACCTCAAGATATGAAGAAGCTGCTCTCACTTGAGATCACTTATGCTTACTTGAATGAGCTGCGAGAGTTACCACAGGCTGCACTGTATAATGTCACATCTCGTTTAGGTCGTTATCCATCTCCTACTATGGGAGTTAAGGCTACTCATCCGTGTGCATGGGCTGATAGTAATGCTTTTGATCAGGAGCATTGGGTTTATAAACTCTTCTTAGAAAACATACCATCAAACCACAAACTATTCCTGCAGCCTCCTGCTATGTTAGATGATGGATCTATTAATCCAGATGCTGAAAACCTTGAGAACTTACCTGATGAATACTATGGTGAGTATATGCTTGGAAAGCCTCAAGATTGGGTGGATGTTATGGCAAAAGTTAAGTTCATACCACTTCAGACAGGTAAACCTGTTTATCCTGAGTACAATGATCGTGTGCATTGTATTGACGAGAAAGAGATCAGGCCTCCAGATGTAAGCATCGCCCTTATTTGTGGTGGTGAGAATGGTAGAACTTCTGCAGTAGTATTTGGTCAAGTGGATGCCATGGGTAGGCTCGTGGTGTTTGATGAGATTGTATCTGATGATGTTGGTGCTATGGAGTTTGGAAAGTATGTTAAGAGTATGATGCAGTCAGATTATGGTCAGTACAGGCACATGATCTGGTTAGATATAGCTGCAGGATCTCGTGGTCAAGTTACAGATCATACTCAGCTCAAGGTATGGAACAAGCTAGGACTCAACTGTAAGTTAGTTCCTACAAATAAGCCAGATATAGTCGTTGAAGCAGTTAAGGCTATGTTTAATACTCTCATACATGGGCAGCCTGCTCTTGTGATCTCATCGAAGTGTAAGAACTTACGAAAGGGTTTAAATGGTGGGTATCAGTTCAAAAGAGTAAATGTATCTGGAGAGAAGTATGCTGAGAAGCCTGATAAAGGTAAGTACTCTCATGTGTGTAATGCTCTTGAATATCTCGTGAATGGAATGGGTGGTGGTAAAGAACTACTGAGCAGCTCTAAGTTCAGAGCACTTTCAAAGAGTGGTAAACAATTTTCTGGAGGGAGGGCATTTAAGAGATGAGTGATCTAAAGATGAACAAAAAAGAGAGAACTCTTTACAATTCATGGAGCAAGCAGCAGGTATATATAGCATTTGTTACTGAGCATAAGAAGAATGAAGCAGCACAGGCTGAGATAAAACGACTTAATGAATACATAGCAGGAATGGAATATGATAAATCTAAAAGCAGTTCTTAATGGTCACATGGTTGCAGCCATTGATCATGTAAAGAACAATAATTTATCGCATAAACCTACTTGGTTTCAAGTATTTAAGGTTACTTTATATGATCTTATTTGGAATAAAACGATAGAGAAGAATGGATCTTATGTTGTTTATACACACATATATAAGCCTCATCTTGGAGTGAAAATACCATTTGTTTTGTCAATGTATGTTCCTAAAGAGAACAGAGGAAAAGGTGTAATGAGTGAGATGTTAAATTCAATACCTAATAAGCCTATACTTGGGAGTTTGGATGATGATAGAGCGACACGATACAACAGGGTTGGAAATCTTTGTGTACTTAGATAAACTGTTTAATAATGGTATAACTAAAGAATGGCTTTATATATTAGCTCATGGTGATGTCTTTACTTATGATGGTGGTATTGTTTCTAGTATAATAATAGATGATGTATGCTATATAAACTCAGGATCTCATAACAATATAGATTTTACTTTTGAAATGCAAAAAAAGATTATAAGTATTATAAAAAATAATGTAAATGTAATAATGCAGGCATCATATCCAAAGAGAGTAGGTCATGTGTTTGAGAAGTTGGGTTTTAGATATAATGCTCAAGGAAGTTATTTTGAAAAAGGAGATGAAATATGTCATTAACAGCAGCAATAATAGGTGCAGTAGCAGCAGTAGCAGGAGCATATAATACTTATGAAGCAGGCGAAGATGCAAAAGATGAGGCCGATAGACAGCGAAAAGAGCAAGAGAAGTTAAAAGCTGAAGCAGCTCGTGAGCAGGCCAAAACAAAAGAGATCAATAATGCTCAAGAGATGAGAACTGAGACAAAAGCTAAGGCTAGAAAAAAACGATCTATGGGTGGTGGAAATCTATTGTCTGGTGGTGATACAGGCATACTTGGTACAAACCAAAAACAAAATCTAGGAGAGTAAAATGAAGTTTACAGTAAGCAAAGTATCGGACATAATTTGTGATGGATGTGGTGGAACTACTCGTGTTGCTCCAAACAATACTTATAATACAGATGATCTAACTTGTAATTGTGTTCCAGAGGGTGAACTCTTTGGTAAAGCTGATCTTGATGCACTGATGGATAAGCCTGTAGATAACAGTCCTAAGCCTAATCATAATGCAAAAACAGCTCAAGCAGAACAGAGAGAAAATCCTGCACAGGTGAAGATGTTTGAAGAAGAGCCTGAGAATGTTTTTGAAGAGGAGACAATGACTCGTGAAGAAGTTGCTGCTCATCTTAAAGCTCTTAAATGGCAGGAGCTTTTAAATAGTGCTGCTAACAATGGTGTTAAGAAAAATCCAAATATTAAGCGGCCACAACTTGAAGAGATGATCCTTGATGCAGTGTTTGGTGATGCTGATGAAGTTGTAGTATCTGGTGAAGATGATGGCTGATTATAGAACATACTACAAAAGGTTTTCAAAGGCTGAGTCTGAAAAGAGCATGATCCTTGAGGATCTTAAAGAGTGTTATAGATATGCCATGCCATCTTCTCAGGTCGATGGATATGAGGGGCAGGCTAACACACTTGATAGAACTCCTACAGTGTATGATGATACAGCAAAGATCGCTTTAAATAAGTATGCAAACAGAACTCAAGCTCAGATCATACCATCTTGGAAAACATGGGCTATGCTTGAGGCGGGAAGTGAAATACCTGAAGAGCAGCATGAAGATATAAATAGACAGCTTGAGAAGATCACTGATGTTGTATTTGATCATATACACCACTCAAACTTCTTAGCTGCTACTCATGAAGCATTTAAAGATCTTGGGATCTCTACAGGTGCACTTATAATTGAGGAGGGAGATGGGATAAGCTCATCTCTTAATTTTAGAGCTATTCCTATGATGGAACTTATACCAGAAAGGTCAAGTGATGGTAAGATTAGAACAGTATGGAGAAAATTTAAACTCGAAGCTAATCGCATTATGGATATGTACCCTGATGCCACCTTAACTTCTCTCATAGAGAAGATTATACAGGATAACCCTGAGCAGTTCTTACAGCTCATAGAGGGTACTGTTTTTAATGTCAAAACTAGAACATATAATCATGTGCTACTCTATCCATCTTTAGGTGTTACACTTATGGATAAAGAGAGAGTAAGCTCACCTTATGTTGTGTTCAGAGAGTCTACTCTTGCAGGTCAGGCATTTGGTGATGGAAGAGTCCTTAACATCATAGGAACGATCCTAAAACTAAATAAGATCAGCTACTATGAAGATGTATCTGTAGGTATAAATGCTGCAGGAGTTTACACAGTATCTGATGATGATGCACTCTCTCTTGATAACATCCGTATAGAGCCTTTTGGGATCTTACCTGTAGAGTCAAATAGAAATGACTCACCATCTATAAGACCTCTTGATATAGGCACAAACTTCAATGTTACAGATGTTAAGATCAAAGAGATGCAAGGTGAAGTGAGAGATGTTATGCAGTCTCAGTCTTTTGGAAATATAGAAGAGACTCCTGTTCGCACTGCTTATGAGATGAGTGTGAGAGAGAATGACAGGAAACAGACAGCTCATGGTGCTTATGGTAGACTTCAAGCTGAGTTCCTTGAGCCACTACTTGCTAGAATAGTTCATGTTTTATCTGAAGCAGGGAAGATCCCACCACTGAGAATAAATGGTAAAGAGATCACGATCAAGTTTACATCTCCTGCTGCTAGAGTTCAAGATGCTGAAGAGCTACTGAGTCTACAGGAGTTCATGATGTATATGGAGGGGTTGCCTCAAGAGATAACTTCTGCTAAGTTTAAGATAGAAGAGATCCCTCATTTTGTATCACAGAGAGTAGGACTTCCTGCATCTATGATGAGAAACAAAGCTGAGGAAGAAAAAGCAGTTGCAGGTATGCAGGGTGCAGCACTAGCAGGTCAGCAAGCTATTACTGATGCAAGTCAGCCAAATGTAGCACCTGCTCAGTAAAGTTATGCTCTCTTAGAGCCTTAACCTCTTTGAGAGCACCATGTTCAGTTAAGGAGAACAAATGGAAAAAGTAAAATACAAACCACTACATGAGAGACTGCAGATAGATGATGCAGCACTCAAAAAAAGAAATGTAAAGCAAGAAGAGATCGCCGATCTGTATCGCATGGTATTTGAGACTGATAATGGTCAAGCCTTGTTAGAGCACATGGTAAATAAATATATAGGTCATGTACCTGCAGCAAACTCTACACCAAATGAGATCATGTTTCAACATGGTCAAGCATATATAATCCACGAGATATTAAATAACATGAGAAAGGAAAAATAATGAACATTTTAAACAGTTTACTATATAGTAAACTATATAGTGAAGAGGGTGGTGAAGCTCCTACAGGTGGTGAGGGTGATGCTCATGCTGCAGGTGGTGGTGAAAATAATGAGGGTGGTGATCCAACTACTAATGATAATGGTGAGCATATCATTAAGGGTGGAGAGAATGGTGATGGTGTAGAACTTCTAGCAGGAAAATATAAAACTCCTGAAGAGTTAGAGAAAGGCTACAAAGAGGCAGTCACTATGCACACTAAGACTGCTGAAAAAGCTAAGGCTATGGAAGATAAGCTCAAAGGTTTTGCAGGTGCTCCAGAGGGAGACTATGATGGGATTGAGGGTTTTGAGGGTTATAGTTCACCTGTAATGGATGCTCTTGGATCATGGGGTAAAGATCAAGGACTCACTCAAGAGGGCTACTCAGAACTACTTACAACTATAAGATCTGCTGAGGCTGAAAATGCTAAGGCTCATCAAGAGGCTGAGATGGGTAAACTTGGATCTGATGCACAGATCAGAATAGATAATACTAATGCAAAGCTCACAGCTATATTTGGTGAGGATCTAGCAGCTCAGTACCAAAACATAGGAACTTCTGCAGATGGTGTTATGGCACTTGAGGCACTTGTAGCTAAGTTTGGAGAGGGTAAAGTTAATCCAGATAGCGGTGATTTTGTAGGAGAAGATCCTATATCTCAAGATGATCTATCTACTGCTATGAACAAAAAAGATAGTGCAGGTATGCCACTCATGCAAACATCTCCAGAGTATGCTAAACAGGTATATGCTCAGATAGAAAAGTACA